ATTTCCAAAAGATGTAACTTCTGCATCTACACTAAACCCCTCAGTAGGTCTTTTTGCCAAAGCTGAGTAACCTTGATCGAATGTAGGCACTCTATCAATTTTCCTTGTTATTAATGATGGGTCTACACCATAGCTTGGATGATACAGATCAATTGCTCTAAATTTGTTTTCAAAAACATTCTTTAAGTCATCACCAGTAATATTATACTTAGGTAAAGCACCATATTCTTTAATAATGTCTTTTTCTTTGGTTAGCCCAGAAAGTGCCCCTAACTCATTGTCTGACAATACGTTTTCAAAGTTCTTAGTCAAAAACTCTTTTAGGAGCTTAAGTTTAACCATTTAAGCCTTCTTTGTTTTCTTCTTGCCCTTCTTAAGTTTAGCAAAATCAGCACCAGTTATCTTGGTTCTAGGCTTGGCTACTCTAGCTAGAGCTTTTTGTTTTTTTGAGTATCTAGAGAAAGGCATGATTACATACCAATCTTAGGTGAGCCATGACCAAGTATCTCATCCATGACGCCTCTCATATCGCCACTATCTACCTTCATGACTTTGACCTTAACGTCTCCATCCATCTCTTCGTAGTCCTCTTCTTCCTCTTCTTCGTCTGGAAGCATCATACCTTGATAGCATAGCAATAGAAAGTTAACTAACTGATCATCAGATAACTCTAATCCAGGTGCATCGTGAGCAAAACCCATCTTCTCCATAAAAAGTTCTGCATTTTCTTCCATGTTTTCTATGTTGATATCAGCCATATTTCTCTCCTTTGAGTTGCTTAATATTAGATATTATACCAAGTGCGTAACATACGCCTTCGCCTACTTTACTTATAACCTTAACTATTTTGTTACTCTTGCCATATCTACCTTTAGATAAATCGTAAGCCATTTGTTTCGCCCAAGCTAAAGCTAAAGGTTTGACAATTTTGTATAGTATTCCTTTATTTCTCATTTTTGTAGCTACATATTTTCCCCATACACAATAACCTTTATAGACATTTGGGTCTACACGTTTTCCATATATCTGATCATATTTGTAGATATATTTTTTCATGTCACCCATTTCATAAAGTGCTGTGCATATGTATGTGCCACCTCCTCCACTATCACTAGATGCTGCGTCATCGCTAAAAGTGTTTGACATGTCTTTGCCACCAGTTGTGTCTGTTACAGAAGTTTCTGCTCCAGTCTGAGAACTTTGACTAGCATCAATTCCTGGGTTTTGTGTAAATCCTGTTATGCCACTATAACTAGCACCTTTACCACCACCAAGTCCTGTTACGCCTTTGCCAATTCCTTGACCAATTGCTTCTGCCTGTGCAGTTGTGTATGTGTTTGGCGTTGTGCTAAACCCAAATTGATCTACGCCCTTAGATGGAGCTTCCATAGCGTTAACTGTTCCTGTAGTTGGTGTGCTTTTCCCAAACCCAGCTAGACCTTGTACTGAAACAGTGTTTGGTGTGTATCCAAATGCTGGATTTAATCCAACTTCATAAGAAGTTAATTTGCCTTGTTGCATTCCAAAGTTTTGTGCTTCTCTTTGTGACACTCTACCATCTTTGTTAGTGTCAGCCATGCTTCTAGCAGTATCCATAGCTGGGTTTGTAACCATGCCTGTTACTGTATCTACAAAACCTCTATTCTGACCAAGTGCAGATTGGGCTGCTTTTTCTGCACTATATCTTCCATATGCATCTAAAGCTGTGTTGGCTATGCCTATTGGGGTCGCAGAAAGACCAGTTAACCCTAGACCATATCCAATTGCACCACTTTTAGAAACATCTAAACCACCTAAAGAAGCAACTGGGTTTGTCATATCAAATCCTCTTGAAAGGCTTCCAAACTGATCTTCAGTTAAACTGCCTAAAGCTCCATATTGGTCGCCTCTAGCCATTTATCTGACCATTCCCTCTGCAAAAGGATCGATACCTCTTCTTAACAAGTCCATCTGCTCTCTAGACATACCACTTGCATCAAAAGGTCTTGGTGGTGGTGCTGAAGGTAAAGCTCCCATTCCCGATGATGGCATTGAAGGTCTAGTCATTGGAGTTTGTTGTCGCATTGCTGATTCTTTTGCTCCAGAGAACTCTTCTGGTCTAACTGTACCCATTGATTTTTCTCTTACTACTGCTTCGATAGCATCTACTTCATTTAGCCCCATATCCATAAGTAAACGTACTTTGTCTATGTCAGTTATGTCTGACTGTGGCACATTCCCACCTGCAATGTCCATTCCAAACCTCATCATGTTCATTTCTTGGTCAGACATAGCACCATCACCTCTTGGTATATCAGGTCTTTGTGGTGGTATTCCAACTGGGTTACCAGTTACTGAATCAATGTACTCACCCTGTGGGGTTATTTCTATTGGCATCTTTCATTATCTCCTTTTGGATTTCAACTTGGTTTTTTTCACGCTCCATCTGCAGTTCAAGTTCCAACTTGGCTACTTTTGCTTGTAAGTCTGCTTGTAGCTTGGCTTGCTCTATCTGCAAATCTTGTTTCGCTTCTGCTTCATTAATGGCTAGTTTCTGTTGTGCTTTAGCTTGGTCAGCTTGTATTTGCACCTCAGTTCTTGCTTTTAAGGCTTCTGCTTCTAATTTTGCTAGTTCTTGTGCGTATTGTAGTGGGTTTTGTTGTTGTTGCTGTTGTTGCTCCATCATTTTAGCTAGTGGTGCAATCGCTTGCATTTGAGGTGCTTTAGCTACAACTTCTGCTGCTCTTTCGCTTATAAGCCTATCCATCTCAGGATTAATATCCTCGAACTTAAATTTAGGGTCACGAAGCTCTGGCAATGTTGGTAATGATACCCCAATACTTGCTTGCATTCTTTGTCTATATAACAACGCTATATGTTCAGCAATATGAGCTATCATAATTGGTTGCATAGCCGCAGCCCCTGGGTTCCCAGCTAACATTGGGTCTTGTAGGAACTGAAGATGAACTGCTATATGTGCATCGTGGTCTTGGTCTGGAAAGGCTCTTATAGCTTTGCCATACATTAATGCAGTGTTTTCTGTAACAGGATCAATTCTTGCTGCATCGTCTGGCTTCTTTAGTATTTCGTCTATGTTGTTTATACGAATAGCCTCAAGCATTCTTTTATTGGCTTCATACTGATCGTATAATTGTGGGCTTGCACTTGACATCTGCAATACTGCTTGGGCTTGTGCAATTCTTTGTGCAGAACTGAATATGTTAGGGTCACTAACTGGAATAACATCTATTCTTTCGTCAAAGTCTTTCGCAAATATAGTTTCGCTTATACCACCCATTGCAAAGGTAAAGCTCTCTGGCAGATATTCTGCGTTAAGCTTCGCCAACATCTTGAACTCTTGCCCTTGTGAATAGTGCAATCTTTTGTGTATCGCACTGAAGGCTTTACTACCTTGCTCAATCAGTGCAACTGTAGACCCAACGGGGGCGTTTGGGTTGACATCGCCTACATTTAAGTCTGCAGTACTAGCAAATCTTCTTCCTGCATCAGCGATAGCGTTCATAAGATTGAACAAGGTGCTTGATGGCTCTTTAAATGGGAGTGGCATAATAGCTTTGTTTACATCATCTACTGTAGCGTCTAAATCTGCAAACTCACCAGGGTTTATCTGCATTTCTCCGCCAGTTACTCTGCCTTTTAGCTTAAATCCACCTTGCATATTAGCGAATGCTGCTGAATCTAATAATGCTCTTAGTGATCCAGTAGCTGCTTTGCCTAGACCACCTATCATGTGATACAAGCCAAAACCATAGAAACCAGTTCCAGGTAAGAACTTATAACTTACAAACCAGTCTCTTCGTTTTTGTGTAGGGTCTTCTTCTCTCCAATTACGCCTTACGCTAACTATCTTTTCTGCATCGTAATCAATTGTAATTACATAAGGAAGAGCAACCATGTTATCATCGTCTTCTTCTTCGACAGTATCTATGCCATCAAATGTTTGATATGCATGTACCTCTAAGAGCGTCATAACCTCGTCTTCGCTATCTCCATAAGGGTCAACGCCTTCTATCTCACTACCTACATCACCACTAGGGTCTATATCTTCTCCACTGTATTTACTTGGCAAATAGAACCCAGCCTTAACATATTTGTTAAAGTCATTCTTAGGCATACGAATAACGTGTGTATATCTGCTTGATGTGTAAAGGTCTTTACTCTCTGGAGAAACTACAAAGTCTTCTGCTTTTACAAATTGTGAGCATTGTCTGTCTAAATTAGCATCCCACCAAACTTTCTTAAATGTATGTCCAATTAATGGTAACTGAAATAACATTTGGTCTAAGTCAGGGAAATATTCTGGCATGTCTTGAGTAATCTGATAGTTCATAAAGTCTTTAACTCTACGAGCTTGTTCTTCCATCTCTTCGCTTGGGTCACCAACTATTATTGTCTTAACTGGCCCGCCACTTGGATATAATTCTGCTATTGCTCTTGCATTAAATTGTGTAGCTGCTTCTGCTATCATAGGATGAACTACGTTGCTTAATCCTCTTGTAGCCCTTTGGTCTTCCTCTTTTTTTTTACCACCATGTACATCAAGTGTCTCTAAACCTTGCTTGTATCTGTCTTCCCATTGTGACCTTGCTTCTTTGTCTGCTTCGTAGCTAGTAATTAACTGACTTGCTACTGCATTTAATTCTTTTGCATCTATTGTTTCTGCAAGGTTTTGGTCAAAGGATGTGTCTTCTTCTTCCAAAATATCTAAAGATGGGTCGCCTACTAAAACCTCATCATTGCCAATATCTTCTATCTGAAACTCGTCTGAAGGCATACCTTCTGCAAAGGGAATTACTTTAGGTTCTCTAGCCATATATTGTCATCCTTCTCTCCTGAACTTCATCTTCTTCATCATAATCTGTAGAATGAGTGATGAACCAACCTTTTCTTAATCTTAGCCAAGCCTGTGTACAAGTGTCAACTATATCATCATTATCACCCGCAGGGAAGGCTGAACATATATCTATTAAGTTTTTAGCCCATTTTTTTCCATGTGGATAGAATATTCTTCCATCCTCTAACAATGCAGAACTACTATGTGCCCTTGCAATCTTGTCTCTATCTGGTGAATAAGCTAGTACTGGTATACCACCCATCCTTAAATCTTGTAGCAAACTTTGACCACTAGCTTTCTTTTCTATTAACACTGTATCTGGCTGCCAGTCATCATATGCTTCTTGTGCTAGTTTTCTTAACTCTGGGTAAGTTACCTTGTCATACCACATTTCTACAACTATGGCGTTTACTTGTCCATTTTGCCTAAAGATGCCCCACGTTGTTCTTGCACTGTAGCTACTTGTTTCTTTAGTGCTGAACGCAGTATCGTAGCTTTGTACCAAGTATTCAATCTCTGGAAGTTCATCTTTCTCCCAGGGAACCCACCACTCTGCTTTGAGGATACCACCTCCTTTGGGCATTGGTCTCTGTTGCAATTGACCAGCACTAGCGTATGAACCCAAACTTTTTTCCAAATTATCAAGAGTTTTCTCGTCAATCCTCTCCTTCCACAACAACTCCCCTTCTGAAGTTCTTGGGTCGCTAAAGCCAAGCGTTGATCTAGTTGGCGTTGGGTGACCAATTTCGTATCTTGCAGGTAAACATAGATGATCCCAATCATTGTACTCATTCGCTAATATGTGCCCAGTAAGGTCATTCTCATGTACCCTCTGCATAATTATAATAAAAGCTCCAGTTCGTGGGTCATTCAGTCTAGTTTGCATAGCCTGATCCCACCATTCTAGAACGCCTTCTCTAACTGCTGATGATTCAGCCTCTCTTACGTTATGAGGGTCATCAATGACAATTATGTCACCACCTTCACCAGTTAGTGCCCCATCTACTGAGGTCGCTATCCTCTGACCAGTTTTATCATTCTCAAATCTTTGCTTTTGATTTTGGTCAGTAGTTAGTGAGAATATATCACCAAAGTGGCTTTTGTACCAAGGGCTTTCAATAAGCCTTCTGCATTTAACACTATCTCTGATAGATAATGATCCAGCATAACTAGCAAATAAAAATCTTTTTGATGGTTGTATAGTCCAAGTCCAAGCAGGCAATGCTACTGCAACACTGATTGATTTCATATGTCTTGGAGGTATGTTGATTATTAGTCTTTTAATGTCGCCTTCTACGACTGCTTGTAGGTGTTCTGATATAGCATCTATGTGCCAATTATCATAAAATTCTCTGCCAGGTTCAATCGCTTGCCAAGAGTTTTTTGTGAACTCCTTCAAT